CTTCTACAATTTTCCAAAAGCCGTCAATCAATCCGTCGCAAATTGCAGTGATTATTTCGGGCAGCTTCATGACAAGGTCAGGAATTGCTTTGATTAGTCCGCCGGCAAGCTGCAAAATGATTTCAAGTGCCGCGCTGATAAGTTCTGCGGGCGAAGACGTCAGGAATTCGACAATGCCGTTGATTATTTCCGGCAGACGTTCAATCAGCTTCGGCAGCGAATCGACAAGGCCCTTTGCAAGTGCTTTTATCAGCGTCAGCGCCGCCTTCAGCAGTTCGGGCGCATGGTCTATAAGTGCATCAACCATGCCCAGCAGCGCGTCAATAATAACAGGAATCAGTGTCGGTGCTTGTTCTGCAAGGCTGTTCGCAAGTGTTGTTATCAGCTCAATTCCTGCAGTGACGATTTCGGGAAGCATTTCTGACAATGTCGTAATGATCGTGTTTATTACTTCGATTGCAGCTTCGACGATTTCGGGCAGATTGTCGACGATGCCGTAAAACAGCGACTGTATCACTTCAAGCGCCGTCTTTGCGATTTCGGGCAAGTTGTCCGTGATTGCGCCAAGAAACGCTTGCAGAATTTCTTTTCCGGCTTCCATGAATTCGGGAATCACTTCTTGTATGTTCCCGATAAATTCTTTGATCCCGTCAGTAACCATTTTCACGCCGCCCTTGTCGCCCGCGAAAATAGCAGTGATGCCGTTCATTGTCTTCGACATTGCCGGCAAGAAGTTTGACAGCATTGTGTTTTTCATGCCGCCGAAAACGGTTTTCATGTCTTGCAAGCTGTCCTGAAACTGTGCGCCGGCCTTGACGGCTTCGTCGGACATTACGCCGCCCAAGTCATGCACAGACTGACGCATTGCTTCCGTTTCTTCTGTTGTCGTATTTAACAGCGGGCCAAGTTCCTTTGCTGCGCCGCCTAACAAGTCTTGCGCAAGCGCAGTTCGTTCTGCGCCTTCCTCCATGCCCTGAAGGCCCGCAATTGTCGCTGCAAACAGTTCTTCTGTCGACATGCTTGCAACTTGTTCTTGTGTCAGTCCTAACGCTTCGAAGGCGTCAGCACTGTCAACAGCTTTGTTCTGCAAAGTCATCATGCCTTTTGACATGGAATCAATCGAAGAACCGCTGTGTTGCAGAATGAAGTCCCATTCCTGATATGCTTCTGCAGACAGTCCCATTTTCTGCGAAGCCTTGTCTATATTGTCGCCGGCAGCGGCTGTCTGTGCTGCGCCGGCAGTCACGACGCCTGTTATTGCAGCGCCGGCAGCGACTGTCGCTTTCGTGACTGTCGCCACGCCCGAAACCGCGCTTTTTCCAAAGCTTGCAAGGCCGTCTTTTGCTGCACCAAGCTTCTTTGTATATTCGCTGTCGTCAAGACTGATGCTTGCAAACAAGTCAAAGACGTTCATTGTTCGCTTTTCTCCTTCCGTTCGAATTTGATGCCGTAACGACGAATTATGTCTGCGGCTATATCGTCAGCACTTTTGCCCTTTGCCGGCTGTTTCTTGTGCGCGTCGATGCGCTGCAGCAGTTCGGAATACGACACATTGAATGATTGATTGTGCGCCGTATGGAAAAGGGAATCAGCGACGTATTGCCGCCACAGGGCCGTGTCTTCGTCTGCTGATTCCCTTGCTTTTACATATTGCAAAAATGCTTTTACGTTTCGTCTGCTGCCGCGGTATTCTCCGTAGCAGACACAGAAGACGCGCTTGCCATGTTCTGTGCCTGTGATGCGAAAAAATCAATCATCACTTTGTCGTTCAGGACGTCCAGCAGCTGCGCAAACATTTCTGTTATTGTCGCGTTATAGTCCTTCACGGCTTTTCCGTCCATGCGTGCCAAAATCTGCACGACTTGCGGCTGCTTGTTCTTCAGAACATACTTTGCGATTTTCATTTTGTCGCCGTTCTTTGCGACAAGTTCCCGCAGTCCCTTGTCAGTCATAATGTCCGAAACAGGATCAAGCAAATCTGCTAAAAGGTCAAGTGCATCTTCGTTTTTGTAGTCCGATAATTTCATGTTGTGTTCCTCCGTTTAGTTTCCGCTAATCGTCTTCATGCTGTTGTCCTCCGTCAAGCGTCGTCGTCTTCCGGCGCAGCTTCGACAATGATTGTGCAAGTGTCGGTGTAGTCCACACTGTCAACAGTGATTGTTGCGGTAATGATTGTGCTTCCCGCTGCTACACCTTCAACCACGCCGCCCGACGTTACGGAAGCCGTGTTGTCGTCGTCAGACGTCCAAGACACAACAGCGTCAGCCGGAAGCTTCGAAGCCTTCAGCGTCAGCGTTTCGCCTTCCACAACGGAAGCCGCATGCTTGTTGATAAGCACAAACGGCGTCGGATTTGCGCCGCCTTCCTTCACATAGATTTCATACGGCACAGTGTCCTGTGCATTCATGCTGAAATGCGCAGTGAATTCGAACGGGAACGTTCCTTTTGCCTTGTCGCCGGACTGAATCTGAAAACCACCCGTCGACAATGCGTTCATCATGTGAATTGCGATAAAGCCGGCGTCTTCTCCGTCGTTTACTGCGGAATAGTCGCCCACCCACCACAAGTCGCTGAAGTCGCTGTCGTCAAGGTCTTTGCGCGGCACAATGTGCGTTGCGTCCAATTCGTCGACGTCGCCCGTTGCAACAAGCATCTTTGCAAGCGCTGCAGTCACAGTCGCAAACGTTCCTGTGCATTTTACGTCAATCGAATTCAGGCGCTTCAGCTCCTTCGTGTTCTTCGGGCAATTGTCGATGTCTTCGCCGAAGTCCTGATATTCAGGCGTCGTCGTGAAGTTCACGCCGCCCGTTGTCGCGCCGATCAAGTCGCCCGTGATTGCGTTCGTAGCCGGCGAAAAGTCCGTGACAAGAACGCCCGCGTTCAGCTGAATGTTCTTGAACGTATCAGCCGGAATCTTCGTGTATTTCATGTGCGTTTTTCTCCTTTACTGTTCTATAAATTCGACAGTCACGTTCAAAACAATTCGCCGTATGCTGTCGTCAGTGTCGGCCATGCGCTGCGCAAAAGGCGTTCCGCGCTTCAGCCATAAAGCGCCGTTCTCCGTCGCAAGCATTCGCCCGCCGCGACTGATTGCAGCGTTGATTTGATTTGCTTTGATCGTGATTGCTTCCCACGAAGTATCACGATACCACAAGGACGCCGACAACGGAATTTCGTTTCCGAAGCTGTCAAGGGCTGTTTCATACGTTAAATAAGGCAGCGCCGACTGTGCCGGCACGCTTGTTTCATCGTATGTCGGAAGCCCAAACGACGCCCAAAACCGATATAAAACTTCTGCGTTCGTCATGTCGGCACACTCCATTCCTCCGCGCTGACGTTCCGCATGTTCAGTGACGCGCTGTCAGGCGTCTTCAAGTCGTCGCCGTCGCTTGTCACACGAAAGACTTTCCCGTCACTTTTTCTGCGCAAAACGTCGTGATACTGCAAGTTGACGTTCTTGCGCGTCGTGATTGTGAAGCTTTCCTTGTTTGTCAGGGCCGCTGCAATCGTCGCTTCCGGCGAAGCCATAAGAACAGCCGCTGCCGGAATCGTTGCGCCTTCAACGTAACGCGTCAGCATGCCGCCGAAGCCGTCAGGCGCTGTCAGCTTGTCAAGCATGACAAAGTCTTCAAATGCGCTGTCAAGTAACGACATTATATCTTCCTCCATGCGTTCAGTCTGCTTCTGAATTGCGCTTGCCACGTCACAGCCGTTGCGCCGTTCGTTCCGCCGCCCTTGCTGTAACTGTAGCCGCCGAAGCTTTCGGACGAATACGGCGACATGTTCGCCGATGCGACGTCGCCGTTCGTCTTCTGCCATGCGTCAATGTCTTTGCAGCATGCAATAAACGCAGCCGGCAGATGCAAGAACCACACTTCGCCGTCAAAGCTTTCGTTTGCTGCAAAATGATCCGTTCCGCCCAAGTACACGCCGTCATTCAGGCGGCTTCCCTTGATGCGAAAATAGCCGGTCTGCGGGACAACAGCGTTCTTATAGTACAACGTCTGCCCTTCGATGCGGAATGCACCTTCAAGCACGTCGCTTCCGTCGTCGCGTATGAACCAATTTCGAATACTTGTGCAAACTTCTTCAATGGTCAGCTGCATGTTTTACACCTTCTTTCGGCTGCGCTTTGCTTTCGGCTTTTCAGCCATTGTCTTGTTCTCTGTCTTCTGCTGTTCGTCGGCGCTTGCGACAGCCGCAATGACGGGCCGCCCGCGGCGGTTTCCGTCACTGCTCAATTCTGCAAGCCGCGCTTCCGAAACAGTCTTGCCGGCACGCGGGAACGTGTCGCCCACATGATACGCAAAACCGTTGTCAGCAGTGTCTTTGAAGTATTCTGTCGCAATGTAAGTCATAAAGGGGTTTTTCCTCCGTATCAGCAATTAAACGCCGTCGTCTTCGCATGTCAGACTTGACAAGTCGTAGTATTCCCACGTCGTCTTGTCGCCGGCCTGAACGCAAACAACAATCTTCTGCGCGTTCTTGTCTGTTACCTTGAAAACGCCGTTTTTGTCGGGATCAGGAAGAACGTCTGCAAGGCCGCTTCCCATAGACGGTTCAAGGCCCACCCAAACGTGTTCTGCTTCGTCGTCCCAATTATCGAACGCAAGGGCAAGGAAGTTTCCCGCGCCCCAAACGTCAGTGATTGCGTTTCCTTCCGGCAGATATTTCGAAGTTCCCGTGATTTTGCCGTTGCTGATCGTGATTCCGTTCTGAATGTCCGAAACGGAAACGTCAAACAAAGAGGCGCTGCCGCTTACGGCAGAAACGTCAGCGCCCGTCAGGGGTTTACTGTCACTTTCGCTGCAAGGTTCTTGTCAAGAATCTT